AGTCGAGCAGGGCGGATTTGATGCGGTCGGTCATTCCTCTTCGTCCTCAAATTCCTCGACGCCCCAGAGCAACTTATGCAGGTGGCGCTGCTCATCGCTCCCGTCAGCAAGCTCGGTGTCAGTCCATTCCTCGCCCCACTTCCCGGTGCGGTATTCCTCGATGTGCGCGGGCCACCCGCCCTCGGACAGCCACTTGGCGGTGATCGCTTTATTAAGGGTGCTGAACATGGCTACGGTCCAGCCGCGCGGCGGGCCCCACGCGGTCTGAAATGTCAGGACCACATCGTCACCCACCTGCTCGCATTTGGGATCTCCATAGGCGTTCCATTTCGTTCCCCAGATGGTTTTGGCCGCATCGAGATGGGTTCCGGCAAAAGCCTTTTCGTGCGCAGAGCCGACACTGCCCGGCCAGAAGTGCAGCGGCAGGGGAAGGAGTACTGAAAAGTCAACGACCCGCTCCTTGCCGCGTACCAGCGGCTCGACTTCGGACAGGGCGGCGCTGTGGATCGTGATCTCGTTTATTACATGATTGGGCACGGCTCTCTCCTGTGATTGGCGTTCAGGATGCTGGCCCGCACGGGGCCAGACACCAGAGCGTCACGCGTTGGGGTGGGTCGGGAAGGGTTGCCACGCTACCGGCTGTTCGCCTGCGGCCAGCATGTTCCAGCGGCCCTCTTTCGGCAGCCACCGAGACAAAACGACCTGACCGCAGGACGTGGCGAGGAAAAAGGCCTCGGGAACGTGGATCTCGCGGGGGCCTTTCGGCCCGTCCACGCTTTTCATCGTCCCGCGCGGGGCCGCATCGAGATTGAAGTCCCACGCCATCAGAACGGGATCTCCGAGTCGAAGCCATCGACAAAGCCTGAGCCGCTACCCTGTGAGCGTCCACCGCCGTAGCCCTGATCCTGCTGGCCGTAGCCGCCCTGATCGTCACCGCGCTGGCCGCCGCCCATGAAGGTCAGTTCCTGCACGCGGATGCCGAGATAGGCCTTGCCCTCATGCACCCGCACGGTGGGTGTGCCCTGCAGCGTCAGTTTGCTGCCTTTGACGATATGGCGCTCAAGGCTCTCGGCGCGTTTGCCCCAGAGGCTGCAGTCGTACCAAGTGCTCTCGCGCTTGTTGCCCTGGGCGTCCTTGCCGTTGTCGACGGCCAGCGAGAAACCGAGCACGGCGTCCCCGCCTTGAGTGCGGCGCAGGGTGGCGTCTTTGCCGACATTCCCGGCGATGATGAGCGTCTGCATTACTGCGCCCCTTCGTTGTTTGTGGTTTCATTTGCGGACTGCGAGAGACGGGCCTTCGCAGCGTCCTTTGCTTCCATCACGGTCTTGTGGCCCTGCACGGCGCGGGGCAGGTCGCCCCAGATCGCTGCCAGCCGATCGAGGGTGTCAGCGCCGCTCAGCGCCTTGATGGCCATGTCTGCAGCAGTCGGGCCGGGGTCGCGTGGCGGCTGGCGCTGTTCCTGACGGGGCGGGGGATTGGCCGCAGCGGCATTCCCATCGTCGTCCTCCGGCGCCACGCCTGCCATTGCCATAAGGCCGTAGCGGCGGGCATAGGTCATGGCCGAGCCGAGGCCCTGCATGTCGTTTTTCGACACCAGAAGCGGCACGGGGTTCTCGATGGTTTCGCCGCTTTCGTGGGCGAGGATGGTGACCACAAACCGGGTGCCATCGATCTCGCGCATTGGCTGGAAAACTGAGATGCCGTGCGCGTTCAGAGCGGGCAGGCAGGCTGCGACCACGCTGGCCAAGTCGGCGTAGCGGCTTTTGAAGGCCGGGTTGACGTTCTCTTTCAGAACCGGCCCCATCTCAGCCTGTGCAGCTGCGAGAGCCTGATAGATCGAGGCGTGCACGGGGCGGGCAGCTACAGTGCTGATGTGCTCCTGCTTGCTCATGTCACACCACCGCCGGCAGGAAGATAGCGAGAGCCACAGCCAGCAGGCCGAGGCCAGCCGCGAAGCCGAGGAAGTCCCAGAAGCCAATGGCAGGCTGCTCAACGGGCCGAACCGGGGCGCGGCTGAGAACGGTATCCATGTCCTCAGCCATGGCACGGCCTTCTGCGGCGCGGTCGAGGTCGGTGATCAGGGCGGGGACGGGCGCAGCGGATGCGCGGTCAATCGGGGCAAGGAAAGTCATTGGATCATCCTTTGCTGGAATGGGGTGCCCGCTCGGCACGATGTGGGACTGGGAGGAGGAACCGAGCGGGCTAAGCGCGGGGGAGGGCCGCGCTATGCGAATTCAACGGGTGCCGGAGCCGAGGCAGTAATCGCAGCTGTGGATCACGCCGCTCTCGCCCCGGACGTAGTCGTAGTGGTCCTGAACGATGCGCTGGCCGTGGCATTGGGGGCAGGGAAGGTCGCCGGGCTGGAACCCATCGCGCGGCGGGCCGTTGTGCTTATCAAGGAGGGCGTGAAGCCTCGTCGCGTCCTCCTGTTCCCAGATGAGCCTCTGCGCATCGATGTCCGGCGAGCGGTCATGCCAGGAAGGGCGCGCATCTGCTGTGGGGTCTGCGCGCCAGTGTTTCATGCCGCGACCGGCTCTCGGATGGGGGTGAGTTCGTAGCGCAGAAGCGCCGCCAGCTTGTGCAGGCACTCGTGCATCTCGTCTTCGCGCCCCTCAAACCAGTCAGAGCCAGAGACGTGCAGCCAGTAAGCCGCGTTGGCCGCAGCTGCCAACTTCTCTGCTTCATATCGGGCGGTGATGAACTGGTTACTCATCAGTGCACCCGGATCGGCTGAGCCTCGACAGGAGCAAAGCCCCGGAGGCGGTTGTGGCCGATCACGGTGAGCGGCGCAGGCATGGGTCCAAGCTTCACCGGGCGGGCGGTCGGGAAGCGGAATTCTTCAAGCAGCGCGGCGCGGATAACGGCGCCAGCAGGGGTTACAGAGAAGTCGGTCTTGCGGGGCATTTCGGATCTCCATCTGGGGTGTCAGGCGGCTCGTGTGTCGCGCCCTGATGAGATGAAGTTAATCCACGTAATGTGGACTGGTCAATATTAAAATTCACCAAATGTGGATTTTAACGACAGGGGAGTCTTTCAGGGCATGGGATTTCTGGCTGATATTTTGCTTGCAAAAGTCGCCTGTTACGCTTTTATGAAGCAAGTTATATCAAAGCGTAACTTATAATGGAGACATGCGGAGGGGGTCTTGAGGTTTCGTTTTAGTTGACACAGCCCGGGTTGTTCCTGCTATGTTCTTAACATCGAGCCGGGCAGTGATACCGAACCGTCAGCCAAGCTGCCGCATGATTCCCGAGCACAGGCACTGATGTTCAACAGGGCGCGCCGCAAGAGCGTGGGGAATTTGCATGAAGGAAATTGATCGTCGTCTGGATCGCATGATCGAGATTGCGGAGGAGCTGGACGTCCCTCTGGACCATGTGGTGAAGCACATGGGCAGGTGTGATCAGAGCACTTTCCGCGCGTTTTCGGACAGTCCGTCTCTCTTGCCGCGATATATAAAATCGAGATCCAGGCCATAGAGGTCGCAGAGCTTCTCGGCGCTCTCCACCGGGATGCGCCGGATACCCTTCACCCAGTTATTATAGGTGGAGGTGCCGAAGCCGTGCCGATCCGCCCATTCTTTTTGGTTCAGATCAGAGAACGCTTCCCGAATTGCTTCGAGGCGCTGGCCTATTTCGATATAAAGCGGTGCGTCTGCCATACCGCATAAATTCACAAATTGTGAAATATTCAGCAAGCCACCATTTGTGGACTTGATGAAATCCACATTGTGTGGATAATGCTCTCTCATGGTAACCGCATCCAATCTTGCAGACGCCCTCGGGCGGAAAAAAATGGCAGACGCTCTCGGCGTTGGTCAAACGGCTGTCAGCAATGCCGTGGTTCGGGGATGGTTTCCCTCGTCGTGGTATCTCGCCGTTAAATCTCTTGCAGATGCTGCGGGGCAGGATTGCCCCCCGGGTCTATTCAAAATGCGCGCTTCTAATTCACCAAATGTGAACTCAGCGCGAAAAATTCAAGGCCGATCCAGCCGGAGCAGGTCGTGAATTGGGGCCTTGTCGCCTCTGCCAAGCGCCTGGCTGCCGTGGTTATCGGCTGCCCGGCCTGCTCTCAGAGCAAAAGCAGCGCGGCTATGTCTGGGCCTGTCTCGCCCACATCGACGCTGTCGAACAGCTTTGGTCCGACCGTCGATCTGGGACGCCGGGCCGAGCGCCAGTGCAATCGCAATTCCGATCTGGTGGCTCGGTATCTCGACCGTCACCAGATCCTCGGCAGGGGAGTCTGATCTGATGCGGATCGTGCTCCCTTGGCCCCCGACCGCGCTGTCAGCCAATGGCAGCCAAGGCGACTTTCGAGGCAAGGCCCGCGCGGCCAAAGCCTACAAGGCAGATTGCGTTGCTCTCTGCCGGGAAAAGGGCAAGGGGCTTCGCCGCCTCTCTGCGCCTGCCACTGTCGCCAATGTATCGCTGACCTTCTGCCCGCCTTCGGGCCGGAGGTATGACCTCGACAACATGCTGAAGCGCATGAAGCACGGCCTCGATGCGGTGGCGGAAGCCATCGGCGTGGATGATGCGGACTGGCGCTCCATGACGCTCCTGCGCGGCGAACCGAGCAAGAGCGGCGGCGTGATCGTCGAGATTAACCCGATCCATCAGGAGATGATCCCGTGAGCAATACCGTTCACGCCATTTGCAAGCATCGCAAGGTTGGGCGGGCTGTCTCTAAGACAGTCCTGCTGCTGATGGCTGATTTCGCCAGCGATGATGGCACTGGCATCTGGGCCAGCAAGCCGAACATGGCTGCCGATCTGGAGATCAGCGAGACAGCCGTGCGTGATGCGATCCGCCACCTGATGGCGGAGGGCATCATTTCAGAGGTGGGCCAGCGCAAGCATCAGAACGGTTACACGGTCGAGTACCGGATCGATCTGGCGCGTGTTTCAGCACTGCCCGTCACCCGCGAAAATGCTCCGGTTCTGACCCCTGCGTCTCCCGCACCCCTACGTCAGACGCACCCCACCCCTACGCCTCCCGCACCCCAAGACCTACGGGAGCCGCAGGTAAACCATCATAGAACCACCATAGAACCATCAGAAGAACCCCCTTTGGGTCCCCCTGATGATCCGAAGCCGGTCAAGGCTCGCCTCCCGAGCAACTGGACCCTGAGCGACGAAGGCTGGGCTTACGCCCGTTCACAGAAAATCCCGGATGAGGTGATCGAAGATGAAGCACGTGGCTTCCATGTTTACTGGACCGATCGAACCGATCGAGAAGCGCGCAAATCTCAACGTGGTTGGGAGCAGTGCTGGGCGGGCTGGTGTCGCCGCATCTCAGGCCGATATGCAAAAGCTCACGGCGTATCTCGTCAGTCATTCCCCAGCGGAGGTGGACACGGCGCTAGTATCGCGAGCATCGCAGCTCGGCGTAGGGCTCAAGGTGCGGTTTGATTACAGCTTCCCGCGTGACGATGTTGGCAACCCGCTGCCCATGATCAGCCGTGTTGCTGGCGTCAGCGTCTCGGGCGATGCGCCGAACTGCGCTGCGGTTGCTGAGCGCGCTGCCAGCCTCATGACGCCCCCGGAGGCCCGCGACGTTGAAGCCTGGCTGGCCGAGCTTTCCGTGATCGTGGCCAAGCGCCGCGACGACGAGTTCACCGAAGGCCTGCGCCTCGAAGCCTATGCCTCCCGCCTGCGCCGCTATCCAATCGATGTGGTGAAGTCGGTGGTGCTGAGCCGCACTTGGAAGTTCTGGCCCTCGTGGTCGGAATTGGAGCAGGCCTGTGAGCAGCTGACCGCGCCCCGACGCGCCATGCTGGCCGCCCTCGACCGCCGCGCCGCCACCGCCGAGCCTCATGAGCGCCGGGAGGGTTGTGAGCCGCAGAGAGAGCGTATCTCGGCCGAGCGGGCCAATGCGATCATTCGTGAAGTCTTTGGCCGTGATGATGGGGGTGCAGCATGAGCGCCATCATCCGCGAAGAGCGGATCGGAGATTGCCGCCTCATCCTAGGCGATGCGACGAAGATCGTCCCGATCCTTTTCGGCTTCAACAGCATCGTTTCAGACGTGCCGTACGGGATGTCTTATCAAAGCGGGCATGCGACCGACCAGCTGTGGGGCAGCGAGCGGACCATTCGAGGGGACGCGGACACGGTCGCTCGCGATCTGATTTGCCTGTTCGCGGATCAAGTCCCGATGCTGATTTTCGGCACTTGGAAGGTGCCGAGGCCAGCGGCAACCCGACAAGTATTGATCTGGGACAAAGGAGGTGCGCTAGGCATGGGCGCTCTCGATATTCCTTGGAAGCCTGATCACGAAGAAATTTACGTGTTGGGCCGGGGGTTCATCGGGCGGCGCGATTGTGGGTCCGTCATCCGCTGCCCGCCAGTGCAAAGCATGGCAAAAAACGGGCGGCAGCACCCGAATGAAAAGCCTGTCGATCTCATGGGGCGCCTGATTGCCAAGGTTCCGGGGGTTATCCTTGATCCGTTTATGGGGTCGGGATCCACGCTGGTGGCGGCCGCGAAGGCAGGACGGAAAGCCATCGGCATTGAAGTCCATGAGGATCACTTCGAGACGGCCCGCCGGCGCGTTGAGGCGGCATACCGCCAGCCTGACATGTTCGTACCCGCCCCTGCGGTAAAGTCGGTGCAGACGGGATTTTTCGAGGATACCCACGCATGAGCGATATGACCCACCACTTCGAGGGGATCTCGATCACCGCCGTGCATGCCTCCGCTGCCCGCCAGCTGTGGCGCGCCGTGGCTGCCCATGCGCTGGCGGATGCTGCTGGTGAGATCGCCCGCGCCAAGCCGGAACGCCGGGAGGCCGTGACGCTGGCCCAGCTGGGCTACTTCCGCCGCGCTGACTGGCACGAGGTCTGCAATCTCGCAGGCGTGGTCCCGAGCATTGACCGCATCGAGGCTTTTCTCCGCAGCGATCTGATCAGCACCAGCCGCTCCAAGATTTACCGCAACCTCGGCCTCGTTGAGGACCGCAGCCCTGCTCTGGAGGACGCATGAGCCGCAATGACACCTGTGCCCGTGTGGTGCACCTCGTCGGCTGTGCCAGCCACGTCAGCAACGCGATGCGGGTTACGACCATCCGGGCGCCATGGGAGCCTGCCGAGGTCAATTCCGACCCGCGCCCGGAGACTGCGCCCAGCCCGGCCCCGATCCGTGGCCAGCGCCCCCGCGCAGCGAGCATCTCGACGGTCCTGCGCATCATCCGCCAGGAGCATCAGGCCCATGGGGAGGCGCGGCAATGAGCGATCCGGTCAACCACCCGTCGCACTACCGCTCTCACCCCTCCGGCGTCGAGTGCATCCAGATCACAGAGCACATGAACTTTTGCCTGGGGAACGCGATGAAATATTTGTGGCGCGCGGACCTGAAGAACGACGCCATCGAGGATCTGGAGAAAGCCGCTTGGTACATCCAGCGCGAAATCGCCCGCAGGAAAGGGACCACGGCATGAGCGACACCGTCACCATCCACAACGGCCACTGCAGCTACCACGGCCCGGCAAACAAGGCGCCGGTATGGGCGGCCCGGGGAGCCATTACCGATCTGCAGCCTCCCGCGCCCACGATGTCACTGCAGATTGATCCTGGTCCCGTGCCAGCACAGAGAGTACCTGACGGCGCATCAATCGCGCCAGAACTTTCTGGGGTGGGTGCACACGAGAGCCACGCTACTCGTAATGAAAAGGCACTCGTACTCGAAAGAAAGCTCAGCGCTCCCGGCTCCGTACACACCCATGATCAGCCTATGGTCGAAGGCGCACCCTCACAGGTAAGGAAATCCTTACCTAAGGTAAGCGACGTTCCTGCGCCCAAGACCAGCTTCGAGGACACCACCCACGCATGGGAGGAAGGCTATCGGGCAGGGCGCGCGGAAGGCGAGGAAAAGGCGCAGGCAATCAGCCTCACTGCGTATGCTCGTGCCGCCAAGGCCATCCTCAGCAGCAAGACGGTTCACGAGGCCGGTGCTGCGCTGCGTGTCTTGGTCCCCAAGGACGCCAACGAATGGCTTGAGGCGATGGTCGAAAGACGGGTGGAGGGCCGGGCGAAGGAGCTGGCTGAGCGTAACCGCGAACTGAGCGCGGAGAACAAGCGGCTGCTGCAGGAGACCCGCTGGTCGAGGAAGAGCGCACTGGAGAGCAAGGCATGAGCATCACTATCTACACCGCCCCCAACTGCCAGCCCTGCCGCCTGACCAAGCGCGAGTTTGATCGGGCAGGGGTGAGCGTCAATGAAACCCCGCTGGCTGATGTGCCGGCCGAGCAGATCGCCGCATGGAAAGCGCAGGGCCTGACCTCCGCACCCATCGTCATTGCTGGCGACCTGATCTGGTCCGGCATGCGCCCTGACATGCTCAAGCGCGCTATCGAGGGGGTGTGAGGGATGGGGAAGCGCATCAGGACGCCCTCACCGAAGCCTGACACCTTGATTGTCCAATGGGGGCGACCGGACCCGCACAGCAGGCCAAGCCTCGTCTATGTCTACCCAGACCGCTCAGGGAAGTGTGACAGCCGGATCCTCGCTTACGCGATCGAGGACAGGCAATACGCCCCAGATCCAGAGCGGTTTGGCGCATTCAAGCTGGGGCCGTCATTGGCTGAAGAACTCGACGCCCGAGGCTGGGATCTGACAACGCTCAAGATCAGCATCAAGCGCAAAGAACTATCGGAGCAGGGCCACTAAGGCCCGCCCATAAAAACACCATCAGGACAGTGAGACATGAACGCCATGACGTTCCATACGCGCAAGGGCCGAAAGGCGAAGGCTGCCCCGATCACGCTCCCGCAGTGGGACCGTGGCGCCGAGGGGCCGGCAAACCAGATCCGGTTACGCGTCGAGCCTGCAACGGCCGAGGACAAGGAGACGGGCAGGGAGGTGCTGACTGGCGGCAAGCGCAAGCGCCGGCAGACCTGGGTGCAGCTCTATGCGCGGAAGGGTGATCTGACCGAGATCCAGCTGCTGGCTGCCGAGCGCCTGGCTCGCGCTGCTGAGGGTTATCCGGACCGCGACCCGCTGGCGGCAATCTTCGGGGGTAAGGCAACTGACGGCTTTGATCCGCAGGCAGCGAAAGTGGACGCTCGTGAGCAGTTCCGAAGGGCATGGGCTGAGGTGCCTGCCGCCAGCAAACCCGTGATGCAGCGCGTGGTGCTGGAGGATGAGCCAATCTGGAGCGGATGTGGGCAGGCAGCGTGGGGCCGCCATATGCAGCGCTTGCGTGACGGGCTCGAGGCTATCGCTTGACCAACCACGCAAAATGTGCCAGAAATGAAAAATCGCCAGAGGCGCGACCGTAAGAGGTTCGAAAATCTGGTGATAAAAAATGCGCCCGCGGGAAACCTCGGGCGCTTTTCGTTTTGCAAGCATTAAGGCGGTCCAAAGCTCGTTGTGTGAGCCTTTTCAGGAAGCCACTGCTTAATGTTACCGGGTCTTGATTTGGAGCGCCGGGGTCGAGGCGACCAGGTTCTTCAGGCTCGGTGCTGAAGCATTGGTCTTGGGAACGACCTTCTTCGGCTTTTTCTCGTCACGTCCGCGTTTCGCCATGCCCTTAGCCATGATGATATCCTTACAAAGCGGGCCGATACTTGGCCCACTTGGGACGCTATACCTTTATAAGTTCAGTGATAGCCTTGTAATTGGCTGCGCCGTGACGGGGTCCGAAAAGAATTTCGGCCAGCTCTGGCCGGTTTCAAGTCGGACCGCAGCCATAGGTATCAATCCACGGCTCAAGAAGCTCGCACAGAGGGCCTTACAAGAACGCGGAGTGCTTCATCATCACGGAGCGTAGTCCCGTCCATGATGGTGAAGTCGCCGTTGATCGCACCTTTCATGGCGGCGCCTTGGCCGATCCAAGTGGCAGAAAACTCGCTGGGCGTCCGATTTTTTACAGACACGCAGTGCCAGCCGGCCGGAAACCCTTGGTTCAGCTCGACTGAGCATTCCTGAGGCTCATCAAAGCCGGGCAGATCGATATACAAATACTGTGATTGAAACATTAAGTCATCCTGTTGAGAGCTGGCAGCCCTAACACAGATGGGGACCAATCCCTACGAAGATCGTCTGCTTGGGCAAATTTAGCCGCTCAGTCTGAGACGGTACATGGCCACCACCGCTTGTGAGCGGAGCTTGTAGCTCTGCCAAGGTGTATGTGCCGCAGCACCACAAGCGCCCAAAGCAGAGATCCTGCCTCGGGCGTTTTGCATTTCTGAGATCATCAGGAGCCAACCATGGCCGAAGTGAACAGCGCCTCCGATGATCGGACGGCGAACAATGTCGTGCGCCACGCCTATCGCGTCCTGTCGGATGCTGAGAAAGCCCAGATGCTTGAACTGAAGGATCTCGGCGCGGCCTTCATTGCTAAGTGCCAGGGGATCGGCGGGAGCCGCGAACTGTCGCTGGCCATCACCAATGCTGAGCAGGCTGTGATGTGGGCCGTGAAGCACGTCACGAAGTAATGCAGCGATTGCCCGTCGTGCATATCCACACGGCGGGCCTTTCCCCTTCCAGCGACACGCCTCCCTGCGGTCCCCTTCCGGGCGTTCGGCTTCGGCCACTTCGCGGGTAGCAGGCGTGTCTCTTGAGGGGGGTCAGTTGTCCTTCTTCTCCTTCATGAGCTTGTCGACTTCTCGGTTAAGTTCCTCAATTGCCATTACCAGCTGCTGGATTGAATGAGATGCGGCTCTTGCAACTGCATCAGCAGTGTCACCGCGCTCAGGGGCCACAGCTATAGCGCGAACTGCGCTGCGAAGATGATTTAAGACTGCTTGTGGCACTTCGATCCTCTCATACTGAACACCCCCACCTTAAAATCCCTGACTTTGTGCGGGAAAGGGATCTCAACAGAGGGCGGATAATCCGGCAACGGAACCCGCAGGACGCATGGTCACGACCAGTAAACAAGTGACGCCTGCTAAGCGGAAGCCGCCGGCAGCAGGCAAGGGCCGCCCCAAAGGCTCACAGAACAAGACCACTGCGCTGCTCAAGGATGCGATCCTGAAAGCGGCTGAGGCTGCTGGTGGGAAGGATGGCCTTGTCGGCTACCTCACTGTGCAGGCTCAGGAGAACCCCGCCCCATTCATGACGCTGCTCGGCAAAGTGCTCCCCATGCAGATCGACGCGAAGGGGAGCCTGACCATCCAGCTCCCTACTCATGCGGATAAGCTGTGACCTTCACCCCGAACCCCGGCCAGCAACGCGCGCTGGATGAGGTGCTGACCACTGGCAAGCGGAACTGCCTGATCTATGGCGGCTCCCGCTCCGGCAAGACGGCTCTCATCACTGCCTGCGTGATTGACCGCGCTCTCGCCTCCCCCGGCTCCCGGCATCTGGTGGTGCGGAAGGAAGGCCTGGCTGCAAAGCGCGCCATTGCAAAAGACACGCTCCCGAAGATCTGGGGGCTGAAGTATCCCGGCGCTCCGGCTCCCGAGTGGAAAGACCAGCTTGGCTACTTCGAGCTGCCCAACGGATCGCAGATCTGGATCGGCGGGCTGAACGACGAAAAGGCCATGGAGCGCCTGCTCGGGAACGAATACGCCACGATCTACATCAACGAAGCTTCCGAGGTCAGCTACTCGGCCTACCTGCTGCTGCGCTCGCGTCTGGCTCAGGTCTGCACGAAGCTGAACGGCGAGGAACTGCCGCAGCGGCTCTACGTCGACCTCAACCCGACGACCCGCCAGCACTGGACCTATCGCCTCTGGATCGATGGGACGGACCCGCAGGACGAGAAGCCAATCGAGCGGGACCGCTATGCGTTCTGCGTGATCAACCCATACGACAACGCGGCGAACCTCAGCGGGGATTACCTCGCCGATCTTCGCAGCCTGCCTGAGAAGCAGCGCAAGCGCTTCCTCGATGGTGAATACACGGCTGACGACGACAACGCGCTCTGGCGCCGCTCCTACTTCAAGCGGGTGTGGCCGGAGACGGGCAAGACCAAGCCGCAGGGCGTGGATCTGCTGCGCATCGTCGTGGCGGTCGATCCGGCCATCACGGCAACCGCAGGCTCGGACGAGACTGGCATCATCGCGGTGGGCCTTGGCTCTGACGGCAAGGGCTATGTGCTGGCAGACGAGAGCGGCAAGTATCGCCCCGAAGAATGGGCGCTGCGGGCCACCTCGCTTTACACCACGCTGGATGCGGACTGCATCGTGGGTGAGGTGAACCAGGGCGGCGACATGGTGGAAGCCGTGATCCGCGCCCGATCTGCGCACATCAACTACAAGGCCGTGCACGCCTCGCGGGGCAAGGTCACGCGGGCCGAGCCAGTGGCCGCGCTCTATGAGTTGGGCAAGATCTTCCATGTGGGCGAGTTCCCGCAGCTGGAGGATCAGCTTTGCTCGGTCACGCCTGCCTTTGATCGAAAGACTGCCGGCTGGTCGCCTGACCGGCTCGACGCCCTTGTCTGGGCCATCACTGAGCTGTTCCCCGATTTGGCGGCGCAGCAGCAATCCTCCGGGCCGCTCCCGGTCCCACGCTTCTCGCGAGTATGACCCATGTCGAAACTTGAAGGCTTCCTCGGCCGGCAACTCGCCGCAGCCGATCGATCCGACACGACCCGCGAGAAGCTGCTCGACCGCTATCTCGGCGAGCCCTACGGCGACGAGGTCGAGGGGCGGTCCAAGGTTATCACCTCCGAGGTGTTCGACGTGGTGGAAACCATCACGGCCGAAATGATGGACGTGCTCACCTCAGCCGATCAGATCGTCACCTTCCGCCCTGACGGGGAGGAGGATGAGGACGCGGCACAGGCTGAGACTGAGGCCTGCAACGCGATCTTCTGGGAGAAGAACCCCGGCTTCGAGAACCTGCAGACCTGGGTCAAGGCTGGCCTGATCGAGCAGGTGGGCTATGTCCGCTCCGGCTTCACCGAAAAGCGTGACGTGACCATCGAGGAATACCGGTCGGTGCCCGCGCTGGCCCCGCAGGTCTTCCTTATGCAGGCCGAGATGGACGACGAGGTAACCTCGGTCGACATCGTGACGGTCGACGAGGCCGGGACGGATGAAGCTGGGCAGCCGGTGGTGGACTTCAAAGCCAAGGTGGTCCGGGCGCGGCAGGTCTATGAGATCGAGCCGATCCCGCAGGACAAGGTGCGGATCACCCCGCGCTGGCCTAAGCAGAGCTTGCAGGAATGCCCCTTCGTCGCCATTGAGGACGACACCAAGAGCCGGTCCGACCTGATCGCCATGGGCTTTGACCCTGAGCAGGTGGATGAGCTCGGCAAAGACACCCACGGCGACGACCGCTGGCAGACCGAGGATCTGGAGGAAGGCGAGAACAGCGCCAACCCGAACCTGACGGTGTTCGAGGTCTATGCGCTGTTCGACATCGACGGTGACGGCATCGATGAGCGGGTCCGGGCGTGGTGCTCTGAGAAGGGCAAGCTGCTGCGCTGGAAGAACGGCAAAGAGGCGGTGGAAGAGGTCGACAGCGTGCCTGTCTATGCGTGGACGCCGATCCTTGTGCCGCACCGCCACGCAGGCCGCTCCGCTGCCGAGATCACCGAGGACGTGCAACGGCAGAACAGCACCCTGATGCGCAGCCTGTTCGATAGCATCTACGCCACGCTCTACCCGCGCCCGGTGGTGGACGTAACGCAATCCACGACGGATACCTATTCCGACCTCGCCAGCCCTGACCATGGCGCACCGGTGCGGGTTAAGGGTGCCACAGCGATCCAGTGGACCAAAGCGCCGGGCATCGCGGGGGATATCCTCCCGGCCCTCCAGCGCATGGACGCGATCAAGGAGGAACGCACGGGCGTCACGAAACTGGCACAGGGCCTCGACAAGAACGCCCTGACCAATACGGCGACCGGGCAGGCGGCTCTGATCAGTCAGGCGATGAAGCGGATCAAGCTCATTGCCCGCAACATGGCCGAGTATGGGCTGAAAGACCTGTTCCTCGGGATGCACCGCGATCTGCGGCGCGGCAACTGGAGGGCGATCCGCTACAAGCGCGCCGCGGGCTGGGCTGAGGCCGATCCCACGCTCTGGCCGCCCCGTGCGGAAATGGCGTGCTCTATCGGGACCGGCAACGGCGACAAGATCGAGAAGATCGGGGCACTCGATGCGGTGATTGCTCAGCAGAAGGAGCTGATCGCTGCAGGCTCCATGCTGGCGGATGAGGCACAGCTCTATGCGGCGATTGACCGGCGGCTGCGGCTCTCGGGCCTGACCGGCGCGGGGCTGTTCTTCCTCGACCCGGCATCGCCCGAATACCAGCAGAAGGCACAGGCCAAGGCGCAGCAACCGCCCGAGCCGAAGCCGGAAATGCTGCTGGCCCAAGCCGAGAACACCAAAGCGCAGGCTGAGGTGCTCAAGGCTCAGGTCAGACAGGCCGAAGTACAGCAGCAGGGGCAGCTTGAGATAGCCAACCTGCAGGCGGCTGAGGCCCGGGCGCAGCGCGAGCATGACGCGGAAATGCAGCGGCTTGCCCTGCAGATCGAGCAGGCCCGCCTTGAGGTGGCTCAGGCTGCCAGCAAGGAAGCGCGGGAAGATCGCAAGGTCGATCTCGCCGAGGCTCAGGTGGTCATGAAAGACGATCTGGAGCGCGACAAGCTGCAGGTCGAGGTCGCTCAGGACATGTCCCGGCAGCGACAGCATGCGGCGCAGGCTGAGCGTCAGGAGCGTGAAGGCTTCCTGAGCCGCTGGTTTGGGGGGCGCAAATGACCGTCTCCGTCCGCCAGATCCTCGAAAGCACTGAATGGAAGGCCGCGCTCGAAAGGGTGCGGGCCTCCTGCACGCAGACCGTGATGGCACAGGCAACCTCAGCCGAGGACCGCGCCATCGCGCTGACCAAATTCCACCTGCTCGATGAGCTGATGGTGGACCTCTCTATGCAAAAACAGGAGTAAACCATGGCCGAGGAAAACTTCGCCACCAGCGAAACAATTTCCGAAGACGCCCTGCTGGATCGCCTCTTTGAGGAGCCGGGTGCCAACCGAGAAGATGCTGATCACGCCGCGCCTGACGCGGAAGAGGTGACCGATCTGCCGGAAGGTGAGGAGGTCGCCCAGGACACGCCGGATGAGACGGCGGAAGACCCTCAGCCCGCAGAGCCGCAGACCTTCACCGTCACCATCGACGGCAAGGAGGAAAGCGTATCGCTGGATGAGTTGCGCGCAGGCTATCAGCGCCAGGCCGATTACACCCGCAAGACCCAGGAGGTTGCGCAGGCGCGCAAGCAGGCGGAAGCGGCGGCAGAGGCGCTGAAGGAACGGCTGGCGGCATGGGCTATCCCGCAGGAGCAGGAGCCGGACTGGGTCGAACTGGCCCAGACCATGCAGCCGCAGGAGTTCCTCGCCGAGCGTGCGAAGTGGGACGCGCAGCAGAAGCAGAGCCATCAGGCCCGCAGCATGCTGCAGCAGCTCCAGATGCAGGAACACAGCTCCATGCTCCAGCGTGAGCAGGCTGCCCTGCTGGATCGCATCCCTGAATGGCAGAACCGGGATGCAGCCCGGGCCGACATGGCCGCCATCGTTAAGACCGGCGCGGATTACGGCTTCTCTGAGGCCGAGATCAACACCGTCACCGATCACCGCGTGATCCTGATGGCCCGCGAACTGTCGAAGCTGAAAGGCGCTCAGGCGGCTCTGGCAGCGCAGAAGAAGACCCCGCCCGCTCCCCGCGCCGCTGTGCAGGGCCGGGCACCCTCGGGCGATACCGCCGCCCGCCAGCAGAAACTCGTTGACCAGTTCAAGCGCACCGGAAGCGACGACGCCGCATTGGCGCTCCTTCTGGGCGGCTGAGCCGGTCTGGCACCAACCCGAACATAGGAGGCCAGCATGGCCGTTCCCGCAAATACCGTTCAGACCTACGGTATCAAAGGCATCCGCGAAGACCTCTCGGATATCATCCACAACATCTCGCCGACCGACACGCCCCTCTATTCCAAGCTGAAGAAGGGCAAGGCGAAGAACACCTATCACGAATGGCAGACCGACGCGCTCGGCGCGGCAGCTGACAACGCCCACCTCGAGGGCGACGACACCGCTGCAACCGCCGCATCGCCGACTGTCCGTCTGGGCAACTACACCCAGATCTTCAAAAAGTCGGCGCAGGTGTCGGGCACTGCTGACGCGGTCGACAAGGCCGGCCGCGATACCGAGATGGGCTATCAGATCCTGAAGCGCACGAAAGAGCTGAAGCTGGATATTGAGCGCGCGCTGTTCCTCAACCAGGCAAAGGTTGCTGGCAGTTCCTCGGTTGCCCGTAAACTGGCCGGCATCCCGGCGTGGATCAAAACCAACGTCGAGATGGGCGCGACCGGCGTGAACCCGACCGGCGATGGCTCGGACGCCCGCACCGATGGCACGGCCCGCGCCCTGACCCAGACCCTGTTCGACAGCGTGATGGAAAAGGTGTGGACCGCGGGCGGCGAGGTGGACACCTGCTTCCTGTCGCCCAAGCAGCTGAAGGTTGCCGCCGGCTTTGTTGGTAACAACAACCAGCGCAACACGGTGAAGAAGGCGGAAGTCGGCAACGTCATCGACATCTACGCGACGAACTTCGGCACTGTGCACTTCCAGCCCTCGCGCTATGTTCGCGACAAGGATGTGCTGATCCTCGACACCACCATGTGGGCTATCGCGGAACTCCGCCCGGCCAAGCAGGAGCCGCTGGCCAAGACCGGCGACAGCGAAAAGCGCCAGATCATCAACGAGCTGACGCTGGTGGCGAAAAACGAGGCCGCTTCGGGCATCGTCGCTGACTGCCTGTAAGGGCATCCGACCAGACAGAACGGGAGAGGCGGGCTGCGGCTCGCCTCTTTGCATTTCAGGGGGCCACCATGCTGCTTTCAGAACGCCTTGTTATTGAGGGTGGGCAGGCCCACCACCTTAAAACCCACGACTTCCAGCCCGAACTGGACCGCGTTGCCGAGCTGCGCAGCGCCGAGGCCTTCGGGATGGGTGATAACCGCCTTGTCGCCTCCATACCGATCGAACTGGCCAATCAGTGGCTGGTCGAGGCTGGCGTTTCATGGGCCGACCGTGACGCGGTCAACGAGATTTTCCGCCGCAAGCTGCTGGATGGCTCCTTTGCCAAGCTGCGGGTCTGGGGAGGCACTTTCTGATGGGTATCGTTCAGGACGCTGAGGAAATCCTCGGCCGCGACCTCGCTCCCGGCTCACTGGCGGCGCTGACCGGCGATCTGAACGAGCGCCTGCGCGTGCGCGAGATGGAGGCGGTCTATCGCTCCAGTGCCCTCGCTGTCGTGCCGCTGCCGTCCTTCTTCCTCCATGCCGTGACGGTGCGGGTGGATGGCTGCGAATTGGCGGCGGCTTCCCTTTCCACGCTCGGCCCGGGCCGGTTCGCGGTCTTCGGGCCGGAACTGCGCCTCGGGACCACGGGGACGGAGATGGAGATGCTCTATCTCGCCCGCATTCCGCCGATCGAGGGGGAGCGGTTCAGCGAGGTAGGCACGGCCTATCCCTCCCTCATGCTCTACGGCCTGCTGGCGCATCACTCCGCCCTGATCCGGGATGAGGGGCAGGCGCATTACAGCCCGCTCTTTGAGCAGGCGCTGGCCAAGGCCAATGAGAATTACGCCCGCTCGCGCCAGTCTGAAACGCTGGCCCGGCCCATCGGGAGGTATCGGCCATGATCCAGGAATTCCCCTTCGGCCAGTGGCTGCCCGATGCCCCGGACTATCAAAACCCCGGCCTGATCGCGGCTGAGAACGTCCTGCCGGTAGGTGGTGGCTACGAGCCGATCCGGGCGCCAGTGGCAACCGGTGTGAGCGTGACGGGCACGGCCCGCGGCATGATCCGGGTCGTGCGGCCTGACACCTCGCAGCTGATCGTGATCGGCACGGCAGACGACCTCTACACCGTCTCTGGCGGGGTGGTGGTGCCCTCTGAGCTGGAGGATGTGAACGTCACTGCCTCGTGGCGCTTTGTCCCCTTCGGCAAGATGCTCTGGGCCTTCGCCGCAGGTCACGCGCCCTACTATCTGCCGGACGTGACCACCGACACGGAGTTCATCCCGCATCCCGGCATAGCACCCAAGGCCGCAGCCGCAGCGCGGGTGGCAGACTTCATCGTGGTGGGGGATCTGGAGGATATCGACCTCAGCGTCGATCCCTACCGCATCCGCTGGAGCCGCTTCAACGACCCGGCAGGTGACTGGGCCGACGATATCGCCACGCAGGCCGGTGCGGTCGCCATGCCGTCTGAATACGGGCGGGTGATGGCTATTGCTGGCGGGGATTACGGGATCATCCTGCAGCGCTACGGCGTCTCGCGGCTGGATTACACCGGCGGCGCGGCCGTTTTCTCGAAACGCGAGATCAGCTCGGGGCGCGGCTGCGCGGCTCCGGCCAGCGTGGTTCAGGTGGCAGGCGTGACCTACTTCCTGAGCGACGATGGCTTCTTCAAGACGGACGGTGCCAGCATCGCGCCCATTGCCTCGCAGCGGGTGTTTTCATGGTTCCTGAGCGCGATCAAGGAAGAAGCATTCGAGAGCGTGCAGGGCGCTGTGGACTGGGCCTCGCGCTGCATCGTCTGGTCTTTCTCAGCGGCTGAGGGCGTCGACGGTTTCACCCGGCAGATCATCTACTCCTGGGAGGGCGACCGCTGGTCCTCAGCGACCCTGAGCCTCGACTGGCTGGCCGACACCATCAAGACCGGCATGTCGCTGGAGCAGGTGTCTGCGGTCTATCCCAACCTCGATACCATGCCGCTCTCCCTCGACAGCCCGAAGTTTCTGGCGCGAGGACGCAGCCTCACGGCGGTGATTGCGGGCTTTGTCTGCGACCTCTCAGGAGCGGCGCTGCGGGCGCGGATCCAGACCGGTGAGTTTCAGCCGGCCACGGGCTTTCGCTGCTGCGTGACCGGCGTGGCTGTGCTGGCCGAGAACACCGACGCCAACAGTCAGGTTGCTCTGGGCGCGCGTGACCCGAGCAAGGGCAGCACGGTGCGCTGGACGCAGCCCCGGACTGAGGGACGGGACGGCTTTGCGCGGCCTCGCCTCGATGGGCGCTATGTCCGGGCCGAAATCATCATCCCGGCCGGGGCAAACTGGGCGAAAGCCGCAGGCATACAGGTCGAATATCACAAGACAGGACGGGTCTGATGGCGGATCAGGGCTTCGGCATTGGCCGGTCAATCTCGGAAAACCTGCAGCGCAATGTGCCGCGGCCCGTCCCCATCGGCCCGGCTGTGCTTGGAGCAGCATCAACGGCTGTGGCCACGGTCCCCGCGCAGGAGATCGGCAGGGTCATGCGGCTGGCGGTCTGCAACCCCACGGCAGCAGCTGTCGCGCTGACGGTCACCGTGCAGCCTCCGGGCGGCGCGGCACTGCCGCAGATCAGCGCCATGGAGATCGAGGCAAACACCTCGGTCGATCTGACAGACCTGATCGGCGGGCTTTACGTCTCCGGCACGGTGATTGCAGCGCTCGGTGAGGATCTGGTCCTCTCCGGCTGGATGGAGGCTCTGCGATGATCTGGGGCATCCCCGCCAGCCGCATCGGCCCGCATGTGCAGAGGCTCCTGCCGTTCTTCCAGAACTTCGCAGACCGGTCGCACAGCCGCTGGAGCGTGCCGGGCATCCTCGATGAGATCGCCTCGGAAGATGTGCAGGTCTGGGTCTGCAACGACTTCCAGGCTGTGGCACTGACGCGGGTCTGGCCGGACGCTGTCTCGATTGTCGCCTGTGCCGGGACTGAGCGGGGTGAGTGGTGCGAGGATCTGGAGGCCGAAATCCGGCTCTGGGCCAAAAGCAAAGGCAAGCGCCACCTGCTGATCGACGGGAGACCGGGCTGGTCACGGTGGCTGAAATCCCTCGGATATCAGGAGGCCCACCGTGAAATGGTGGTGGAACTGTAATGGGCAAAGGCAAACAGACCCAGACCACGCAGAGCGCGCCTTGGGCGCCCGCGCAGGGCTATCTGAAGGACGCCCTCGGGCAGGCATCTGACCTGTATAACGGGGGCAATCTCGGCATCGACTACAGCGGCGATTGGGTCGCGGACATGACCGGTGGCCAGCAGGACGCGCTGCGGGGCATCATCGGGCAGGCGGGTCAGAATACCGGCGTCCTGCAGGGCCTTCTCGGCTCTCTGGGTGGCATCGCTGACGGCAGCACACAGGGGCAAAACTGGGACACCATCGCGAATGACACTATCACGCGGCTGATGCCGGGGATCAACTCCAGCTTCGCAGGCTCCGGCATGACCGGATCGACCCTTCACCAGCAGAACCTCTCCAAGGGGCTGTCGGAAGGGCTGGCCACGGCGAAGGTGGGCCACGACAACAACGCGATCCAGCAGCAGATGGCAGCGACCTCCGGCATGGGTGGCCTGCTTCAGCAGATCATGGGCAACTCGCAGACCGTCTATGACGCGGAAAGCCAGTTCCAGGATCAGGCACAGCGCGAGCTGGACAGCCAGTATCAGAACGGCCTCCTGCAGCAGGATGCGGGCTGGGATGCCTACTCGAAATACCTCTCGGCGATCACCGGGATTGGCGGCATGGGCGGCACGCAGACCAGCACGCAAACCCAGAAGATGGGCCTCGGCGGCATCCTCGGCGGCATCGCGAAAATCGGATCACTCTTCTAAGGGGGGCGCACATGGGCCTTTTCGATGCAATCCTCGGCGGCGATAAAACCGAGCGCTCCATGCGTCTCGCAGGCATCGGTGATGTCCTGATGGGGATGGATCAGGGGCGCTCTGCCGATATCTCGCCCTATGTCTCCGCTATCGGCGAGAGGCGGCAGGACATGGACTTTCAGCAGCAACTGCAAGGCGGGCAGGTGCCGGGGATGGACAAGTTCAGTCAGGATGAACGTCAGTTTCTCCTGACGCTCCCCCGCAGCGTGGCGCAGAAGATGATCGGAGAGCGCCTGTTCGCGAAGCCTGAGCAGCCCAAATACGGTTGGCAGACCATGCCGGACGGGACGCTGATCCGCACAGACAGCACGGGTGGCTTCCAGCAGATGGGCCAGTTCGCCAAAGCCGGCGGAGCAGACCAGCCCTCCAGCTTCGTTGCGCTGGATCTGCAGGCTCAAGCTGCTGGGCTCGAAAAGGGCACCCCGGAGTATCAACAGTTCATGATGTCCGGTGGGAGGCCGGGCGGTGGCGAGGGGCCGGCAGCTTTCCAAGCGCTGCACATGCAGGCCGAGGCGGCAGGTTTCCTCAAAGGCACGCCTGAATATCAGCAGTTCATGGCGACCCGAGGCGCAGGCCTCGTGGAAGCGGCACGGACCGAGGCAAAGAGCACCGCGGAGGCGCGGGCCCAACTGCCCGGCGCGCGGCAGATGGCTGCCGATGTGGCCAAGCAGGTCGACGACCTTCTCGCCGATCCGTATCTCGACAGCATGCTCGGCCCGGTCAACTCCCGAAAGCCGAACATTTCCGGAGATGCAGCTCGCGTGCAGGCTCGAATGGATCAGCTGCAGGGCGGCGCATTCCTTCAGGCTCGCCAGCTTCTCAAGGGTGGCGGTGCGATTACCGACTTTGAGGGCCGGAAGGCGGAAGCTGCGTTCCTGCGCATGAGTGCAGCGCAGAACCGTCAGGACTTCGAACTGGCACTGCGCGAGTTCCAGGAGGCTGTAGGCTCCGGCGTCAAGAAACTTGAGGAAGCCATGGCAGGGCCGGTCACTTCGGCCCCGTCCGACGATGATCTTCTCAGCAAATATGGGTTGAAGTAATGGCCACCTATGAAGAGCTGATCGCTGCCGCTCGCAAAGCGGACGCTGACGGCGCAACTGACGATGCCCGCCGCCTGCTGGAACTGGCGGTCGCTCTTCGCGGCCAGGCACAGCCCGCTCCGGCCCCTGCTCCGGTCGAGGATATCCCCCGCACCGACGCGGGCGTCCCGGAGGGCTACTTCCTGAACCCGACGACCGGGCAGATGACCAGCCGGGACATGCTCAAGGCCAATGCGGACCCCTCCCGCGCCGATGCTGCGCTCTCCGGGGCCATGCAGGGCACGGGCTTCCGCTTCGGCGACGAGATAATCGGCGGGCTGGGTTATCTCGAGGGCGGGGCCGACATGGCCAACTTCCGCCGTGAGCAGGCCCGCGCTCGCATCGAGGCGAACCAGGAGGCTTATCCCTGGACCTATGGCCTCACCGAGGCAGGGGCGGGGGCCGCGGCCTCCATGGCCACTCTGGGCGGCGCTGGCGTGGCGGCTGCGCCTTCCCTCGCAGGCCGCGCGGTGCAAGGCGGCGCGATTGGCGCCGCTGAGGGAGCTCTCTATGGGGCTGGCAGCGGCGAGGGCGCTGCAGGGAGGGGCAAAGAAGCACTGAAGCAGGGGGTCGTTGGCGGTGGAGTTGGACTTGCTGCACCCTATGTCCTCGCTGGGGCAGGCCAGCTCTATGACAAGGTAGCCGGGACTGCAGCCTCGATGCGCTCGGCCCCCAGCCAAATCCGCGCCTCTCGCGCCGTGCAGACGGCTGTCGATCGGTCCGGCCGCAGTGTGGATGAGATCGACGACCTGATCCGCGTTGCCCGCGCATCCGGCCAGCCTTTCACCGTGGCTGATGCGACCGGGAACTCCGGGCAAAGAATGCTAGCAGGTATCTCGCGCTCCCCCGGTGAAGCGCGACAAGAGATCGTGGAGTTTCTGCTCTCGCGGCAGGATGATCAGGGCCGCAGGGTCGGATCTGCCCTCTCGGGTGCGCTGGATGCCACGGACACCGCTGCGGCGCGAACCGCAGCCCTCACCGCAAGCCGTGATGCCACTGCAGACGCCGCTTACCGGGCAGCGCGTGAAGGGGCGGGAGCGGTCAACCTGACGCCCACCATCGACAAGATCGACGACCTGCTGAACCGCAACCCGATCCTAGGGGACACGGCCCTGACGCGCAGCGAGGTGGGTAATCGCCTGATGCGGCTTCGCGGCAGGATGCAGCAAGGCGGAGAGCAGCTGATCGACTTCAACGAGGTGCTGCGGCTCAAGCAGGATCTTGGGGGGCAGATCGAGCGGGCGCGCCGCGCTGGTGAAAAGGTCGCGCCGGAGATGGCGCAGGCCTACAAGGCTCTCGATGAGGCTTTGGAAGCTTCCAGCAGCGGATATCGCGCGGCCAATGACGGCTTTCATCAGGCGTCAAAGGTGATCGAGCAGGTGGACGCCGGAAAGGCAGCAGCCTCGCCCCGCGTGCGCAGCGACGATGTGGTGGCGCGGTTTAATGCCCTGACACCCGAGCAGCAGGCAGCCTTCCGCGCCGGTTATGCTGATCCCTTGCTGGCGCGGGTGGAGAATGCAGCCCCCGGTGTGAATAAGGCCCGCCCGCTGATGTCTGACGGCTCGCGCGCTGAGCTGGGGGCGATGGCAAAAGACCCAGAAGGCCTGCTGTCATTCCTGCAGCGGGAAAATGACATGTTTGCCACGACCAACCGGGCGACCGGCGGCAGCATGACGGCCGACAACCTTGCCGATGCTGCTGAGATGCAGGCATTCGACACGGCCCCGCTGATCAACCTGCTCACCGGCAACTGGAAAGCAGCCACGCAGCAGCTTGGAGCGACCGCAGCCAATGCCGCGACCGGCCGCAATACTGCGACAAGGCAGGAGATCGCAAAGCTGCTGATGTCTGACGATGTGCGGCGAGCGATTGCCCCCGCGCTGTTGCGGCAGGCAAAGCAGATCAAGCGCGAAGGCCTGCTTACGGCTCTCACCCGCTCAAGCGGGCGCGGGCTGCTGTCGATGTTTTAGGGCAGCATGAATGCGGCCGCTGCCACACACAATGGTCCTGCTGCCGCTGCAAAATAGGCCAGCGCCCCCGGGCGCGGCCCCTCGCCTTTCTCAAAGCGACCATGCTTCCACGTCACGAAAGCCGTGATCGCGAAGAGCAGGCAGCCCAGATACACTGCGCCAACGGTTTGCCAGAAAAGAGCGTGATCCATCCGGCCAACATGTGTGGCCGGGTGGGGAAGGTCAAGGATGGCTGTTAGAAACAACCATACCTATTGCACGTGGTGCTGAACGCATTCCCGTTGGCGTCAGTGCCGTAGGTGTACGTGCCGCTGCCTGTGCTACGAGTAGTACTGTTCCAGCTACTGCCGTTCGCAGCGAACCCATCCGTATAAGTCGTGTTGCCAATTGAGCGTGATGTCTGGGACCAGTTCGAGCCGGTAGCGGAGTTGTAGCCATCTACTTGAGTGGTATTCCCGTAGCGCGTGACATTGTAGGAGTTTCCGCTGTCGTCGTAGCAGGTCCGGAAGCTTCCAGACCCATAGCAGGCAGCTTGAGAAGGGCTGGCTGAGAGCAAAGTCGCCGCAGCCATTGCTGCAGCGGAAAGCGCACAAAAACGCATAATATACCTCAAGGAAATTTCCGAAATGATCCGATCACCATGGATCCGGTTGGAAGTTCGGTCAAGCTCCATGAAAAAGCCCCGCCGGAGCGGGGCTGGGGATATTCAAGAACATGGGAACGCATCGCGCAACGCGCGAAGCGTCAGAGTGTTCGCGCCTAAGTGCCTCTTTTCCGGTGTGTTCTGCAGATATTGAATTACGACATCCATCGTCTGATGGAGCGTGACCTTTTCACCCAGGCAGAAGCCAATCGCGGCTTGTGCATACTCTGCAAGCTTCTTCGAATCTCGTTCCCCCGCCTGTGCGGCAGGAAGGCCACCCATATAGAATGCTCCTTGCCGAACCCCAAAGATATAACCTGCGCAGAACCCACCATGCCAATTCTGGAAGTCACCACAATCATTGAGAAGGTCGTTTCCAGTATAATTTTGGGCAAATGTGGACATGGGCATAATTGCCAAGGCGCCCGATAGAACAGCGATTGAAAGTCTGACCATAATTTTCTCCAGCACGTGACGTTCATCCATAGCTGCATTTTCCACTTAGCCAAGCCGCTCCTTTCCGGGGCGGCTTTTTCCATGAGGCCACCATGAGCACACCCTGGGATTGGAAGCCCTTCCTGACTGGCGGCGCCACGCGGCCTGACGCCATGTCCGGGCTGAACGGACAGTTCGGCTCGTCGCTGCAGAGCATGTTCGCCGCAGCCCCGCCTGAGATCCAGCAGCACCTCCGGCTGACCAGCGCCTTCCGCTCGCCGGAGGTCCAGCAGCAGCTGTGGAATGATGCGCTGAAGAAATACGGCTCGCCGGAAGCCGCCCGGAAATGGGTCGCGCCGCCAGGCAACAGCAAGCACAACCACGGCAGCGCGGCGGACCTGAAATACCTCGACCCGGTCGCGCAGAAGTGGGCGCATGACAACGCCGCTCAGTTCGGCCTGCACTTCCCGCTGAAGCACGAGCCGTGGCACGTCGAGCCTGTCGGATCACGGGGTGGCGCACCGCAGGGTTTGCTTCCCACCGTCACCGGCCAGCAGCCGCAATCCCAGCCGCAGGGCCTCCTTGGCGCTGTCACGGCCGAGGCCCCGCCCGAGACGCTCAAGCTGTTCGGCTGGGACACCGGATCGACCGAGGACGAATGGGGCGCGCTGGCGCAAAAGCTGCAGCCGCAACCGATGCAGCCCATGCAGGCCCCGCAGATCCCCCGCGGCCAGGGCTTCCAGAGACAGACCGACAGTCTCGCCCGCGCGCTTGAGGCTTTCCAGATGAACAAACAACGGAGGGCGTGATGAGCGTTTCCGATTACTCACTCGCGCCCAGCTCGAACACCTCGATCAGCGGCATCAACATCGGCGAGGGCTGCCCGCCGGGCAACATCAACGATGCCATCCGCCAGCTCATGGCTGACGTGAAGGAGATGCGGGATCAGGTCGCGGCTGGACAGTCCGATTTCCGGGTCATGATCCCCCTCGGCGGTGCAGTGCGCTGGTATGACGACACCATCCCCACCGGCTTCATGCCTGCAGATGGCCGGGCGCTTTCGCGAACCGCCTATGCCACCCTCTTTGCGCTGTGGGGAACGCGGTTCGGGACCGGTGACGGGACAACCACCTTCAACATCCCTGACGAACGCGGGCGGGCGGCGATTGGCGCCGGGCAAGGCTCCGGCCTGACGAACCGCGCCCTCGGCTGGAAGGGCGGAGAAGAGGCGCATCAGCTGACAGTGGATCAGCTGCCTGTGCACAACCACCCGGTTAACCTGACGACCTCTCATGGCGGCGCACACAGCCACAGCATGCACGCCCAGACAAGGAGGCTAGAGGCGGGGTCGTGGTGGGATGCCCCCGTCTATGGCGGCGGCGATCGCACCAGCACAGACGGCGCGCACAGTCACTCTGTGAATGGCGACACCGGCAACCGCGGCGCAGGGCAAGCGCACAGCAACATGCAGCCCAGCTTCGCTGCTCATTGGATCATTCGGGTGCAGTGATGGATGTGACGCAGGTTCCTCAGTTGCGGATGGTCGCTGGCGCGCCGTTCTCGCAGGTCTGGCAGTATCTCAACGACGACGACACGCCGATTGACCTCTCTGCCTGGTCCGCGACCATCGCCTTCAAGCGGGGCGCGGACCCCATTTCAACCCATCCACTTCAGACGGATGCGCAGGGCAATATCACCCTTTCGCTGTCCGATAGTGCCGTGGGCGCTCTCTCTGGAGCGCCGATCACGTTTCAAATCACCCTGATCCCCCCGATCCCAGAGCTGACCGAATACTGGCGCGGCGGGGTAGTGGTTCTGTGAGGCTTTCATGAGCAAAATCATCGTTCACCGCGACCCCGCGAAGATCAATCTCGCGGTGCTGGATCTGCATGCCCAGGTCGGCGATCTGGCGCAGCTGCCGACGATTGCGGCTGACGTAAACCAGAAGGCCGCTCTTGTCTCAGAGGCTACCGGGCAAGCCGTTGCTGCGGCTGGCACTGCAGCTGCTGCTGAACTGGCTGCGGTTGCTGCGCAAGGGGCCGCTGTCGCCGCCGCCTCAAGGGCAGTCGCAGCACAGAACCTCTACGCAGACGTTACAACTGGACTGGCCGCGACGAGTGCCGGCGATCAGTTCATGGTCGATGATGGTGACGACTATATTCGCTACCTGCACGACCCAGACAACGAGGCGGTCGAACTCGGCCGCACCCCGTCGGGGCAGCGGATCATCACAGCTGAGGCTGTCGTGGTGCCCGCGGCCGAGAAGGTTGCCTTGGATCGTGGTGTAGCTGAGATTGCAGCACATCAAGCAGGGGTAGATGCGGGCCGGGCGGAAGCTGCGGCTGCGGATGCGGTGAACAATGCCCCGTGGAACGTGAAGGATTACGAAACCTTTGCGGCATTGGAAGAAGTGGCGGTCGGCGCGCGATACCGCGCTCCCGGCATGGCATGGGATGTAGTGCCCAAAGGCACCTCTGGCAGTTTTGACCATCCGCGCGCAGATGCGGGGTTCTTTGTCGTCTCCGTCGGCGGCCGGTGTGTTGATAGAGCCTATGGCTTGACTGGATCAGGTGATGAAACCGCTCTTTTGCAGAAGGCTTTGAACGCTGCAACTGTGGCTAAAGCAGAGTTCTATCAGGATACCAAAATCTATATCAGCACTGTTGGCATTACCACACCCGCCAATGCGCGGTGGATTTACGGCCCCTCTGGTGAGCTTGAACTTCTCCCGCACAACGCCGGAACTTATCAGATGATCCGGGTCTATGAGGGCGCAAATGACGTTTACCTTCATAAGCCAAAGTGCAATGGCCGCCGCGACCTGAATAGCGCCACGACCGGAGAGTGGGGTATGGGTATCTCGCTCAGGGCCTGCGAACGCGTCACTATCTACGAGCCTCAGGCAGATAGTTGCTGGGGTGATGGGATTTATGTCGGCTCTAACGGCTTGGCTGTTTCAGCGTCCGGGTATAAAGTGAACAAGGATGTGACGATTATCCGTCCAAGGGGCGACAATAATCGCAGGCAGTCCATCAGCATTATCTGCGGCGAAAATCTCCTTATTGAATCGCCGGAGGTCAGCGATACCAACGGCGCCGCCCCTATGGATGGCATCGACATTGAGCCGAATAACTATAAGGATGTTCTGAAGAACGTCCGTATTCTCAATGTGAAATCCCATGGGAATCAAAGTGCTGCGGTGCAATTCCACATGGGTCCGACAGAACCTCCTGTCGGCGAGCCAGATTATGAAATTGATGTGGTGATCGACAACCTTAGCAGTAAGGGCGATGGTGCAGGTATTGTATTTACCGGCTTGAAGCACCAACGCATTCAAGGGCGCATCCTGGTCCGAAACCCCTCTCTTGAGGATACGGTAAGCACGTGTGTCAGCGTTAGAAACTGGTGCTACGTACCTGATCTCCATGTGGTCATTGAGCGACCGAATATCATCCGTCCAAATCGGGAAGGAGGTTCCTCCGCTCGATGGAACAGCGCAATAACCGTCATGGCAGATGAGACGTGGGACAGTGTGTACGATCTGGGCGGTATTACAGTTATAGAGCCTGCTGTTTCTGAAGGAGGCACACTTCCTGCTTTTGTAAACGTACAGGATTACGGCAGAGAGACCTTCAGTCGTGGTTATCCTAAAGCAGTCAATATCCTTGATCCTCGTAGTTTGGACGGTGTTACTGTAGCTGCGATGGGGGGGCTGCAAAAAACCACAAAAGGGGTTCTCACTGACAAGTACGGAGTATGGGTTGGAACAACTACGGCAGGGACGAACAGTCTTCCAGCAGTTTCAGGCGCTCCAAACTTGAAGACTTCTGGATCGAACAACATCACATTCAACCTTGTTTCGTCTCCTGAGTGGCCGAGGCCCAAACAGAGCATTGAAGTTGGAGGGACGGGTTGGGTTCGTATTGTTCCCCCGTCCGGGGGTAAATTCGTTGGGTATCCCGTGGATAGATATTTGCAATCCACCAGTGGGGTGGGGGCAAGGATTGTAATTCAGCAGATCGGCGATCTTCTGTGGAACATTGCTGAGGCTTCTCCGGGATTTAAATCGGTAGACGAGATTGCTCTTTCTGTAACCTCAGCAATCGCAGCTAACATTGCGAGTGCTTCTCACCAGATCAATACCGCTGGTAAATCTGCTGGCCGTCAACTTTTTGACACGACGAATAGTCGTGTGATGACAGCAACTGGCGCGATGCCAAACTCACCTTGGGTTAGTTTTGACGGTAGCGTTGTCGTCACCCCCGCTTAATGAGTGAACGACATGGCAAATCCAAGTTCTTCCCTACAGCGAGCCTCTGCATTGGAGCCCTAATCGCGGATTTGTCTGTCTTATCGATCCCAGCCCCCCACGAGGCGGGGCTGGGATTAAACCACACGAAACCAGTAAAGCCACAACATAAAGTTATATGGTATAAAGAGAATAACCGGCAAGCTTACAGGTGTGGAGGGGAATGTTTTAAACGCCACGATGATGGACGGAAGAAATATTGCCAACCATCTCGTAGAGTATCCGTCTGTAAATACATTTACAAAGCACAGGCTAAGGACAATAACTGAAAGGCGACCATCAACAGACCGACAAATACTTCTCCACTTCCATATAGTTAATAGAAACGCGACGATCCAGAAAGACATATAAGATAAGCTGGCAGTTAAGTTTTCGGTTTCAGCCCGGCGATCATTAATAAACGAAAGAAAAATATGTTTTGCAGGTCCGGTCACTACGGATATAACGCCCCCCACCAATACCAATGCTAGCAAATTTGATCGCTTCTCGTCCCTGAAGAAGTGAGCGGATAGATGCATGATAGCAACCGCAATCATTGCGGTATGTATCATTGAGCTAATTGCGTAGATTGCCATCAGGGACATTGTCCCTTTTTCTTGTCTCCAAAAGGGCAATACCACAGACATGGCTAGGGCAATTCTTGATTGGTCAAACGCCAACATTACTATCAGCGGACAGATCAGAAGTGGCACATATGCCCACCCCGCGTACTTACGTGTCTCATTAATGAATGAGTATATAGTAAAAAGGGAGATAACCCACAAAAGTATCTCAACGTCAATATTCAAATCTTGAGAAAAGTACGATAATATAAAGCCCCACAAATACTCTCCCGATACGAATTCATACCAATACTGAAAATCCCTTTGGTTAATGTTAATGCTGTAATTGATAGTTTTATTTATATAATTAGTTCTATCATTAAGAGGTATTCCTTGAACGGCTTCGAAAATTTCAGGCCAAGGAATAGAGCAAAACGCTAATGCGGCAAAAAATGCAACTAATTGGCCCGAGAGCGCCTGCGCCCTCGTTGATGATAGCGTAGGGCGAATAGTCATAGTTCTGAAATTTCCTGCACGTTCTACTCAGCCGAAATTAATGTGGTTGGCAGTCTTGTGCTTACTGACCTAGCCCAGTGTTGGCTAGTCAATCATCAGGCGCCCCGCCTGGCGCGGGGCTTTTTCATGCGCGGAGGGCGCTGTGACCGACTTTAAATCTCTCGACTTCTGGATCGCGGTCGCCGTCGCGCTTCTGGTCAAAATCAAGACAAGCTCTCAGCTCGGGGCGTGGCAAGTGATCACCACGCTGCTGGTGGCAGTGGGGGCTGCGCTGGTCGGTGCTGAATATGCGGCTGAAGTCTTCGGTGTGCCGCTGGCCGTGGCGGCCGCCATCGTCACCCTCACAGCCGAGGGCGTCATGCGCTGGCTGCTGATCGCGGTGAATGACCCCAGCCAGGCAATCAGGCTATGGAAGGAGTGGCGCAAACCATGACGCCAGATCTCAACAACGCGCATGTGAAGCGCATCGACGGGCTCGCCAAATCGGCGGGCCTTTCGCTTTCTCAGAGGGCTTACATCCTCGCCACCGCTTTTCACGAAACCGGTAACTTCCGCTACATGCGGGAGATCTGGGGGCCGACAGCCGCACAGAAACGCTACGAGGGCCGGGCCGATCTTGGCAACACCCAAGCCGGTGACGGCAAGCGCTTCATGGGGCGCGGTTACGTCCAGATCACTGGCCGGAGAAACTATACCGACTGGAGCAAGCGCCTCGGCGTCGATCTGATCAGTAAACCCGAAATGGCCGAGCAGCCCGAGATTGCAGCCCGCATCATCGTGGACGGCATGCGCCTCGGCACCTTCACCGGCAAATCGCTGGCCAGCTACACCAACGCGGCGGGTCAGGTCGATTACAAAGCCGCCCGGCGCATCGTGAACGGCACCGACAGGGCGGACCTGATCGCGGGCTATGCCGTGGCCTATGAGGCTGCCCTTCGCGCTGCTGAGCCCGCTCCGGCGACCGGCTGGCTGGCGCAGCTGCTCAATTCCTTCATTGCCATGTTCAGGAGGACGGCATGAACCCGTTTTTGCTGGAGTTGCTGCGGCAGCTTCTCCGCTGGCTCTCGGTCTGGCTGATTGCTGCTGGCCTCCCTGCCCCGGTCGCTGCCGTACTGGAGCATCCCGAGGCAGCAGCCTTCACTGCAGGCCTGATCTCGCTGGCGCTGGCCGAGACCGGCTGGCTCATCGCAAAGGTGCGGCAATGGCTGGTGCGCTGATCCGGGCGCTGTGGAAGCCGCTGGCGGGCCTCCTGCTCTCCGTGGCGCTCTACTGGCGCGGACGCAGGGACGCCGCTCAGCGGGCTGATCTGGAGGCTGACAGGGCCTCTCTCGATACCATCAGGAGGATACAGGATGCGCAGAGCAATGCTTCTTCTGGCGGCGCTGACTGGCATGAGCGGCTGCGTATGGGCGACAGAGCCCGCAAGTGATGCCGGGATATGCCTCGGGCTGCGTCCCTCAGTGGCTCAGTTGCGCGCAGGTCTGACCGCCCACCCGGAGACACCGGACGCTGTGGGCGAACCCGCGGCGGATGTGGTGATCGGATTTGAGGGGGCGTGCTGATGGCCGCAACTAAGGGGCTGGGCCGGGAGGTCTATCAGGAGGCCTTTGAGCGGCTCGGCAATATCAGCGCTGTGGCGCGAGAGTTCGGCGTCTGTCACCGCACCGTGGCGCGGTCGCTGCGGGGGAAGCAGACTGACCCGGCCATTCAGGCGGGCATGGATGCAGTGGGCACGGGCATGGTTCCGGCCATGGCGTGGATCAAGACGAAGGGCACGAAGGACCAGCCGGGCTATTCGCTGATGCTGAAGCCCGCGGCGGACGACACAGACCCGCTGGAGCGCATCCGGGAGGCCTTCACCGATCTGCCGGCCGCGCCCCCTGCCCCGCCGCCGCTCTATGCCGACGACGATCTGCTCACGCTTTACCCCATCGCTGATGCCCATGTGGGCATGCTGGCTTGGGGTGAGGAAACCGGCGAGGACTATGACACCCGCAAAGCCTGCGACCGGCTGCGCTCATGGGTTGGCCAGTGCGTGGCCTCTGCCCCGGCTTCTGGCACGGGCGTGATCCTCGTGGCGGGCGATCTGCTGCATGCTGACGACCAGACCAGTCAGACCCCGAAGTCGCGGCACGTCCTCGACGTCGACACCCGCCACTTCCGCACGCTCGACATGGCGATCAGCGCGCTGGCTGCCTGCATTGATCTGGCCGCCCGAAAGCATGCCCGGGTGATTGTGCGCATCCTCCCCGGCAATCACGATCCTCACAGCAGCATGGCTGTCCTCTTCGCCCTGGCGGAGCGCTACCGCGACGACCCGCGCATCGAGGTCGACAAGCGCCCCGGCGAGTTCTGGGTCTATGAGCACGGTCGGGTCATGCTGGCCTCGCATCATGGCGACAAGGCCCCGCCTGAGCGGCTGGCGATGGGGCTAGTGTCTCAGCATCGCGAGGCCTTCGGGCGCTCGAAGTTCTGCCACCTGTTCACCGGCCATCTTCACAGCTTCGCAGGCAAGGACATAGCCGGAGTGAGATGGGAGCAGTTGCGCGCTGTCACTGCCCGGGATGCCTATGCGGCTTCTCACAGCTGGGTCAGCCAGGCTGAGCTGCAAGCGATCACCTATCACCGAGAGCATGGCGAGATTGCCCGCGCTCGGGTCGCTGCATAACATCGCCCCTGCCCTCACGGGTGGGGGCGGTCTTTTTGCGTTTCAGGAACCTATCGTGACTTTTGGGGCGAGGTGGTTCTGTTTCTTGATTTTCTTAAGTTTCTTCTTTTTCAGGACCATTAAGTTACTGAATATACTAAATTAAATCTCCATTACTGTGACCTATTGGGCGAGGTAAGGTGACTTTTCGGGCGAGGTAAGGTGACTTTCTGGGCGAGGTATCATGACTTTTTGGGCGAGGTTAAATCCCGTATCCAGGTGCCTTTGAGGACTGACAGGCGATAAAGGTTTGATCTGTCCTCTATAATCCGTATTGTGACCGAAAAGATTTGTCAGGTCACCATATGAGCGGTCAACCTCGCCCAAAAAGTCACGATAGCGGCACGCTTGCAGCGTTCCAGCGCCGCGGTGAGGTGATCAAGCCAGCCGAACTCATCGAAGTGCGGGGTGGCGACAAGATCACTCTCACGGCCCGTCGAATTTACAATCAGCTTCTCGCCAATGCCTTCGGTCCTGACATGGCGTCTGATGGACAGGAGTTCAGCATTCCTTTCTCGGAACTGCGCGGTAACCACACCTCCAATGATCGGGTCACGGAAGCCATCCTGAGCCTGATGCAGACGGTGGTCCGTGTTCGCATGACGGATGGGACCGAGCGGAATGTGCATCTGCTAGGAGCGACCGATATCGAGAAGAACGGTCCTGGTGTCGCCACCCTGCTGATCTATGAGCTGCACCCGAAGCTGCTTCCGATCCTTCGTGACAGTCAGATCTTCGCTCGGCTTGAGATGCAGATCCTGCATGGTTTCGGCACGAAGTACGGCATGGCTCTCTATGAGATGATCGCCAAGCGCGTCCGGTTGAAGCATGTGTTCTATGAGGACTTCGAGACGGATGCGCTGCGGGATTACCTCGGCGTGCCGGCCGGGAAACTCGGGCCTTTCGCGGCGCTGCGCAGGAAGGCTATCGAGCCTGCCGTGCAGGAGGTGAATGCGCTCGCGCCCTTCTCATGCTCAGTCGAGGTGGTTGAGACGCAGGGCCGCAAAGTGACCAAGCTCCGGCTGTCCTGGTGGATGAAGTCTGTTGACGAGCGCAAGGCGCAATGGCAGGCGCAGAGAAGCGGAGGGAGCCAAGGAGATCTGTTCGAACAGGACACTGACACCTTGGATGTGATCGAGGCGCTGAAAATTCAGCAAGCGGACAATTGAGGAATTTGGAAATTACCAAATTCTAGAATTTAGCGAGTGGAAAATTCGCGAATTTTAAGAGGGGCAGATGCCAACGATCGTACTCACAAGCCCGAAGGGTGGCGCAGGAAAGTCTACCACGGCAGTTATCCTTGGGACGGAGCTGGCTCGGATGGGCTATCCGGTCACAATGCTTAATTGCGATCTGGTGAGTGAAGAAAAGGCCGCTCTGAAAATTTGGGAGCGCGTGGGCCCGATCCCGGAGGGCATCACCCTCAAGCATGAGATCACTGAGCGTGACGTGATCCGCGAAATCAAAGCGGGCGAGGGTGATGGCAAAATCGTAATCGTTGACCTCGGTGGCGCAGCATCGTTGCTGGCAACGCGGGCGATCTCTCAGGCTGATCTTGTTCTCGTACCGATCCGTCCCTCACCGCTGGATGCCTCTGCGGCTGAGCACATCGTGCGGATGATCTACATCGAGGAAGAAACCCTCGGTCGCCAGATCCCATGGGCGGCCGTGATCACCGCTGCAAAGAACATCAAGTCGAAGCACCACAAAAAGATCGTGGCAGATCTGCGCGAGGCAGAAGCGACGATCATTGAGCCTGAGCTAACTGAGCGCGGTGCCTATCAGGACTTTTTTAGCGAGGGACAGGGCGGTGATTTGCACTCCATGGCGCCGACGTCGACCCATGCCAATGCGATCGAGAACGCCCAGCAGTTCACGAAGGCGGTGCTTGATCTGCTCGTGAAGGTGTCGGCATGAGTGGCTTTAAGCGTCCCGAGCGCCCTGCCCTTAAAGCCCGTCCGAAAGACACCAGTGACGAGCAGATAGCAGCTATTGACGCTGCCGGCGCAGAGATGGGCTTCACGGTGCGCGCTGAGCCTGTCTCGCAGCCCGTAAAGCGCGGACGCCCTAAAAAAGACAGGACTGCTACAGAGGCACGACCCAGTTTCGGACTGGATCCAGAAACCCATCGGCTATTCAAGATTTGGCTTCTTCGCCGAGGGCTTACGCTGCAGGACTATCTTGAAGGGCACATTAAAGAACTCGTGCGCTCTGAAAATTAAGCAATTTTCCACTCTGATAATTTGAAAATTTTACAATTTAACGTGTGTTAAATTTTCCGATTTTCCGATTTTCAGAGTACGCTTGTTCATCATTTGTTCCCTGGATATGTCGCCGATAAAAGAGGTGATCCATGGCGAGCATCAAGCGAGGTCTGGGGTATCAGCCCCTGCGTTTTGACGTAATCATCAAGTGCGGCTGCGGGCGGCATGTGCTGATCTACACTGTCGAGCATCCGGGCCACGACAGTAGATACAGATGCAAGGTCTGTGGCCGTCTGGGCGTTGCTGAGGTCTGGCCTATATGGGTGCGGGGCGGGCGAGGCGATCCCCGGGACATACCGGGGATCGAGATGCCTATGGGACATGGATAGGCGGCCGCAACTGTTGAGCATGGAGCGGTTGAAAAGCTACAAGCCATCTACGAACGGGCGGCCCCTGTTTATTGGCACAAACACGGGGCTCTAATATTTAAAACTATCATATGGCGTTCGTCATATTTACGCTCTTGGTCAACTTATTACCCGCGTAAATATCTGACTGGTCGCCCATTCAGGACTGTGAACGCGGCTGTTTTGGAGTCCAGCGTCTGTTAACGTATCTACCAGCGTTGTTTTGATTTATTACGCGTGCTGGATTTCCAGCAACAGTGCAATTAGCCGGTATTGATCTCGTTACTATAGAGCCAGCTCCAATAGTAACGCTGTCTTCTATAGAGACATCTTCGACGATGACCACACTTGGCCCTATATAGACCGAGTTCCCAATTGTCGCGGCTTTCCCGCGATTAGATCCTATTGTTACATACTGAGATATGTTGACATTATTGCCAATCACAGCAGTAGGATTTATTACACAAGGCCCACCATGGCCGATGTAAAATCCGTAACCAATCTTGGTGTTTTTAGGAATATTTATGCCGTACTTTACTTGCTTTACCCTGAGCAGGCCAGAGGCAATTTGAGAAATTATTGGAAGTCGAGAGTTTGCTATACGAAACCACATCATGTAGTTGAACCCAGGATTTGCGAACCAAGACTTAATGAACTGGCTAAACCCGACGCTTCCGTGATATCTGAACAAGTCACTGGCGATAAGCTCGCGAGTTTTCATTTTTGCCTCTGATACATTAGCTTCTGTAAAGATGTGTCTCGTACACTTAGAGCGAGGAGGCGTTCGATATTCAACCGAGAAATAATGATGAAGGAGGGTGCCGGGGACGAGCTCAGCACGTGCGATAGATCCATCTCTTACCAAGGGAGGGAGATGATTTAATGTTGGTATCCGATAATGTAAGATTATCTTCATTGTGGGTATCCGTCGTCATAAATTTCTCACCACGTTTGCAAAATTTTCAACTGAGAGCGCGCATGCAAACGTGTATCTTCGATAGAGGGTAAATGATATTTTAACTTTTTCGTCAACTGCACCCTTTTGTGTTGGTTGAAACATAAGTAGTCCACTCTGAACAAATGGTTCAGAGTGGACTGCTAAGATGCGGAGTGCTGGGCTGGAAGGCATGGAGACAGTCCTCCAGGAGCAGCGGCAAGTAGCGCGAGAACGCCACGACAATGGCCTTTTTTCCCTCGCTCAGAACCGTCAAGTGAGACTCTGTTGGCCTGTCTTCAGAATTCCAACGGAAGTCCGCTTGCTCAACTCGGTGACTGTCTTCGGACTGATCCCGATCTCTGGGTTTGACTCCGAGAGCACTCAAGCCTGCCATTCCAACCAATGGGGGTAGGTTTTCGCCTTTCTATCATTAGAGCCTGCCCTGGGACCGATGGCGGGCAGACTCTCGTTATTGTAGCTAGGAAAGAGTGCGTTGTAGTGGCCCGACCATGACGAATTTGTCCCATAGGGCACCACTCCATTCTTTAAAAAGGATCGCACCATCGAGCCGTGGGATCAAACGCCTAATTCGCTTTCCAGTCACGAAGGGAGCGCGGAAAAATTATTCTCCAGAAAGCCATACGGCGACCAATAATTGCTATTATATAGCTGATAGCGCATGTGATAAGTAAAACAATTAAACCGGCGACTAAGGGCGGGCCGGATGCCACTATGCCTTTCACCTGTCCAAACTGATACAATCGAAGAATGGCTTGATATATTAGGGAGTGGAACAAGTATATCTCTAATGAGTATTTTCCCAGTGCTTTCCATATTGTTGAGAGCGGAAATCCACGGCTAAGGCCAACAAGAGATACAAAAGCTGAAATAGCGTTTGCATCGTGAAGTGCGAGTAGATGAAATTCTTTATATGAATACAGTTTGAGAATCGCGAGGTTGACTGAAGTATCCGAAAAGAGGATTGCGGCAGAAGTTATGATGAAGACGACGAGTGCGAACCACGTCACCCACTTATTCGTTGAAGATGCCTTAATTATAAATTCAGATAGAAGGGCAAGGGGCCAAACGTATGCGACGATAAGCAGCCCGAATGGAATGTAGTTCTTGAGGCTTAACGGCAATGCGCCAATAGCGCCGTGCAATATAATTAGTCCAATCAGAGTAGCTTTTTGGGTTCGTTTAGGCGCTAAACCTAACAGGCTACGCATAATTGCAAGCGAAAGAAGGGTAGGTAAAAACCAGAAAAGCTGAAAACCTGATGCTTTATCAACTAATCTTGCACTACCTACTACTAGACCAATAGAATAATCTGCAAGCCAAGAAAGGAAACTACTTTCCTTGATTTCGAACGAGAAAAAAAGAATCGCCGATAACGTGTACATGAAGAAAAATGGCGTCATATATCGGACGAACCTGTCTATAACAGCCCTTTGATCGAACACAGGCGCTGGAAACAGGAATGGTAAGAAAAGAAATCCGATAACGTGAAATGAGTACAAATAGCGGCGGAAATCTTCCGCACCTAATGATATTAATGTATTGTGGCCTGCGACCACAGCTAAAATAAGAACACCCTTTACAACATCAATGTCGTATGAGTCTTGATTTTTTTTCGATTTCATTTACTGATCCAAAGATTTATTTTTGCGCGGAATAGCCCGTAATTTTTGATATGCTTTCTCATTTCATCTGCTAGTACTCAAGATTGGCAAGTGGGAGCTTGCCGTTCTTCGCATGTTCGCATTTCTGATTGCAAAATATTTCGATCCAATTTTTATGCCTGATAAGGTAATCTTATCAGCGCACCCCATGCCGGGGACGGGATGCGCAAAAGGGCAGGGCGATTGCGCAGATAGCGCCTCAGCGGGCCGGATCATGCGCCCCTTGCGCTGCTGCCAACTCTGCCTTGAGCCGCTCATTCTCGGCCGCCCGCGCCGCGCAAAGGTCATGCAGGGCAGCGTTCTCGCGCTGCAGGTCCGCGATAAATGCCTGCAGCTCGCCCATCAGGTCTGCGCCGCGGATTTCGCGCAGGGGGCTGGTGTCGATGGGGGCCATGAAGCTCATGATGCGCTCCAGAGGATAATGCAGGCCAGCACGGCCAGTGCCGCGACGATCACCAGCGCGGCGACCGAGGGCAGGGGGAGCGTGTCATGATGCTCCTCGCCTGCGTCGAAAAGGCTGCGGCGTCCTCTCATGTCTCTCCCCTCAGTCTGGCCACCGCGTCCTGCGTGATGGCGATGAAATCGCGGTCGCTGCCGTAGTGGTCCCGCCAGAGCGCCTTGTCGGCGTGGATGGCGATCCGTCCGGTGCCCGTGTCGCCAATGTGGTGGCAGCGGCACAAAGGCACGGCCTCGCGGTCCGGTGTCTTGTCCTGCCCGTAGCGTCCGCAGATCGTGTGATGGGCCTCGGTGTCGCTTTGCTGGTGAAACCCGAAGGCGTCACAGATCACGCAGGGCAGGCGGCGCACATCGGCCAGATACTCGCGGTCGATCTTGCCCTGCCGCTGCCGGCGCGTGGTGCGTCTCTCGCGGGTGGTGCCTTTGAGGCCGCGCGGTGCGGCCCCAGTCAGGTTGCCGGGGTGAATGCTCACCGGTCCCTCCTGCCCAAATGCCAGGCGCCGCAGAAGCGGCAGTGGTATGGCTCTCGCGGGACTGCCCGCTCCGGTGCGCGGCGGCCCTTCTTCCATTTGGGGGCACGGGCGAGCGCCACATTGAGGGCGGCTGCCTTGCTCTTGAACGCCTGCTTGTTCAGGCACTGCGCCTCGATCGGGTTGGCATTTTCGACGAAGGCGGAGTGCTTGCCGAGAAAGCTCATGCTGTTCCTTTCATCGCCTTGGGGTCCGACCAGCGCACGCTGTGCCGGTCGCCGTATTCCATGATGGTGGTGATCAGATCGGCCATCTGGCTCTTGCTCAGGCGAGAACTGTGAAAGCCGAGGGGGAAGGGGCCTGACCCGTCGAGGCCCTCTGCGAATTTCACCTGATGGCCGAGTGAGTGCATAAAGGCGCACTTCCATGTCTCGGCGGTCCAGTGCCGCCCTTCGGGTTTCGCTCGGGCGATGTCGCTGAGCAGGCACCACATGAGGGCGTTCTGATCGAGATTGCGGGTCGCCTCTTTGATCGTCACCACCGCATCTGCCGGTGCCCGCTCGATCAGGGCTTTCGCCAGATCACGCTGGCGGTTGCCGCGAATGATGATGGTCTGCCCCATCAGACCGCATCCCAGACGCGCAGTTCGCGGTCATAGACCTTGCGCACTTCGCTGGAGCTGAGCCGGTGAGTGGCTGCCACAGTCTCGCAGATCGCGTCCATGTCGCCGCCTTCCGGCAGGGAGCCGTGGTCACGGGCATAGGCCTGCATGCAGTCGAGCAGGGCGGATTTGATGCGGTCGGTCATTCCTCTTCGTCCTCAAATTCCTCGACGCCCCAGAGCAACTTATGCAGGTGGCGCTGCTCATCGCTCCCGTCAGCAAGCTCGGTGTCAGT